TCACAATTTATCAAACTTTGTCATTGATTGTCTTTTCAATTCATCGACAATGGCGATGTAAGGCTTCATCGCTTCAAACTTTGAATGCCCCGTCCATCGCATAATAACTTCGGCGGCGATTCCAAGTTGCAAGGCGGTGACAACGAATGTGCGCCGGGCGACGTGTGTTGTTATCAACGCCCATTTCGGCAAGACTTCTTCATGCCGTTGGTTGCCGTTGAAATACACAATGCGCGTCGGGGTGTCGATGCCCGCAGCTTTCGCAATGTTTTTCAAATAAAGATTCATCCGCACGTTACATGGCACGGGCAAGGCAAGGTCGTGTTGAAATTTTACGTCCTTGTATTTGTCAAGTATTGCGCGGGAATGCTTGTTCAACTCGATTTTCAGCCCGTCAACCGTCTTTTGTGTCACCACGTCAATGTAAGTTTCTTTGACATCACACCGTTTCAGTTTGGCGACATCGGAGAATCGAAGCCCGGTGTAACAACAAAACAAGAACACGTCGCGGGTGTGTTCCAAGTGTCGGTCGGCATCCGTGAATGTCATTTCGGACATTGCCCGGACTTCTTCTTGTGTCAAATAGATTATTTCCTTTGCGTTGCCGTCCGTGCCTTTTAGTTTCGGGCGGAATGTTTCATGCACGTTGCCGGAATAATAACCGTGAACCGCCGCCCACCTGACAAACCAACGGACAAAAGCAAGGTTCTTGGCAATGGTCGTGTTCTTCAAGCCCTTTTTCATCATGTGGGCGACAAATTCTTGCATCTTTGCGTCGGTCAGGGTGTGAAAGGACAAAAGCGCGTCGAATGACTGCAACCGCTTCTTTAATGCCTTGAACTTTTGAAACGTCGCCGCCGTCCATTGATTTTCATTCCCGACGGTTGACGTGAATTTGTCATAAACTTGGAAGAACGACAATGAAACCGGGTCTTGGATTACTTCTTTAAGGGCGGTGTTACGTCCGACCAAATCGTTGAATAATTCCTTGACTTCGCCGGGGTCGGGAACACGCTTTTCAAGCAATTCATAACGCGCCATAACTTCACCGATTGCCGACCGCCATTCATCAATGATGCGGTTGATTGTCGTTGCATCAGGGTTGCCCGGCTTGACCCTTTGCGCGTTCACATCCCACGAATCAAGGTCAACCGATTTTCCAACCGGGAAATCAAGCGGTCTTTGCCCCCGGAGCGTCACACGCATTCGGATTGGGCAAACCGCTTTGCCGCGTTTGTGGGGCAAAAACTTGACCGACCAATTTATTTTCATTGTGCGTCCGTTTTAAGCATTTTCCCGCGACCAAGCAACAACCATTCAGGCGACACGCCAAAGTCCGTGCAGATGCCCGCCAATGCGTCCACGTCGATACATTTATAAGTCATTTCATCAATGGGCTTGTCGATTGACCCTTTCAAGGTTGCATATTTTACCCGGTTCAGGTTGTGAGCAGCGCAAAAACCTTTGATGCCGTCAATCTTGCCCAACTCGATTGCGAGATTCAGGGCTTGAAAGAATCGGCGTGTTATTTCAAGTGCTTGGGGGTTGACTGACTTTTTCATTTGAATTTTTGCTTTAATAGGAAGAAGCAAAACTTGTTTTGCCCAATTCTATTATATCGAAGATATATTTATTTTTTTTCTTTTATTTTCTTTTGCAGAAATTTGAATTGCAAATGTCCGTGGGTGCATTGCATTTGCATTCAAGGGTTGGTTTCCTGAACTTCTTGAAGCAGCTTTTCAAAATCCTTTGTGCGCCAAAACACGCCCAACCCCTGACCCTTTTTCCGAATCGCGGCACGTTGTGGGTTCATCCTGAACGTCAAGGTTGTTGATGAAGATTTCCAAACATACATATCGCGCACGGTGTCGGGTGTGCCGTACTGACTGACCAAGTAATTGAAGCATTCTTCTTTGTTGTCTTTGCTAACAAGGAATGAAACCCGGTCAATAATAAGGTCGGTCGCCCATACTGAAATAAAGTCAAGCGGGGTTTCTCCAATGTTCCGACCGTCCGGCGAAATGTCAAATTCATTGATTCGTGATTTGAGCGAATAAGGGTTGAAGTTTTGGACATCATCTTTGAAAACCATCCCACCAATCGCAACCGTGCCGATGCCCTTTGATGTTTCAAGCGCATCAATCGACCCTTGCGCAAATATAGGAACACACGCAAGGACAAGTGCAAGAATCACGCAAAATTTACGCATGGCGCATCTTGATTTCATAATCGGCAATCATCTTGTCGAATTGGTCTTTGTTGACCATGACCGTTTCTTCACCTTTGAGGGATGCCAATTCAAGGGCATCAAAGATTTGTTCAGGCATCACCGAATAATAAGACGGAACGCCATAAAATTTATTGACTTCAATTTCAATCATCATTGTTTCGGGGTTGATAGGTTTTCAATTATAGTGAGAAGCCGGGCTTGTTGGGCAATCAGGTTGTCAAGCGACTTTTGTTTTGCTTCAAGCAGACCGACAAGACGGGACGCATCCAACCCGGATGAATCCGGGGCGGTTTCTTCGATGGTTTCCTTTTCGACCGTCCTTTCAATAATCTTGTCGCCGTTGACGGCATCGCCGTTTTGAACGTGTTGACCACCGAACACAACATGGGGCTTTGTAAGAAGCGACCGCAATATTCCGTCTTTTGAGCGCGGAATCTTTCGCCCTGATTCCCAATTTTGGATGGTTTTCACGTCAACACCGATGAGTTGTGCCAACTGAACTTGGGTCAAGTCCAATTTCCGTCGTAATTCTTTTAATTCTAAATCGGTCATTATTAGTGATGTAACAATTTTTAACAATAATCAATGCGAAATATTCCGTGAAAACTATTGCAAAACACGGAATATTCCGTAATTTTGCAAGCGTAAACGGGAAACGATGCAAAGTTAAAGCGAAAATGAACGCTAACAAATAGCAAAGTTACGTCATTTTAGCGAAAAACCCGCAATCGAAGCCACAAAATTTCAAAACGACACCAAAAATTTCGCAACAATGAATGCAGATATTAAAGAAAAAATTGATAGTCTTGACCTAAGCACCCGTGCAAGGGTACTTGATACCATCGCCGCACTTGACAATGGCAAGGGTCGGTCAATCGAATTTTATTCCGACGGGTCGGGGGTATGCTTCACGGTATGGTCGCCGACCGCCGACCACGGATGCCCGTGTGAAGTCGCCCGGTCATTCAAAATGGAAGTCGCCCTTTTGATTCTTGCCGGGCATCGCCTTAAATCATCCGAATTTCCCAAATGTATGTAATAACCGCCGGGGCGGTGAATGCCGCCCCGCTTAATCACCTAAATATGAGCAAAGAAAACTTTTCATTCCTGAAAGGATGGTCGCAAGTCAAGAATGGCGACCTTGCCGAATGCCGCGACAAGCTGATGGCGGCACTAAACATCACCACCCGCGCCGCTTGGGGCAAACGCCTGAAAGGAGATGTCGAACCGAAGATTTCCGAAGCCCGCGCCGTTGAAAGTGTTTTCGCCGAATACGGCATCAAAGAAGTGTGGGGGGCGGAATGATGGAAGTTGCAGACCTTACCAAACGCGAATCCGAAATTGCGGAATTGTTCGCATGGGGCGCAAGCAAGAAAGATGTTGCCAACCGCCTTTTCATTTCGGAACGTACCGTTGAAAATCACGCCCGGAACATATATGCAAAAATCGGGTGTCAGAAAATCAATGAATTGTGCGCGTGGTGGTTTTGCACAACCTTTCACATTTCCTTTGACTTGTCGCCGCTTAAACGCAAGATTATCGCCGGGGTGTTCCTGATGCTTCTTACTCCGCAAGTGTTCGCAATCGAACATCAAGACTATTGCCGGACAATGCGCACAAGTACCCGCACGACAAGAACCATCCGCGCCCGTCGGTCGCGCAACGAATCCGATGTTGATTTCATTTACTTCTAAATTTCGCAACGATGAACAAGATAAAACATTACCTTAAAGAGATTGCGGGCGGTCAAGACCTGACCCCGCGCCAACGTGCGATTTTCATGTGGTGGGCATTGTCCTTGACTTTCGCCGTGATATTCGCCGAATGCCTTTGGTTTTGCGCCCTGATGGTCGCTTCATTCGCATTGGCTTCACACTACATCAAAGAAGTTCCGATTCCCGAAGATGATTCCGCCGAATTATGATTGATATTGACCCGAACACAAGGTTGATTGACTTGACGGTTGGGCAACTTCTTGAACTGATTGAATCGGCATCAGGAAAACCGACGCAAGGCGCACCGAAAGAACGCCGCCTTGAATATGGCATCGCCGGAATTGCCCGCATCTTTAATTGCAGTATCAGCACCGCCAACCGCATCAAGGCAAGCGGAAAGATAGACAAGGCAATTTCACAACGTGGTCGGTTGATAGTCATTGACTCGGATAAAGCAATAGAATTATTCAACGATGGCAAATAAAATTATAGTCGAAAAAGCCGCCAACGGATATATTCTTTCGATTGAAAACAATGAATATAAAGTTGTTGCGCAAGATAAAGAAGAAGTCGGCAAATATATTGCAGAAATATTCGCATCAAGCCTTAATTGGGTGGACGGTCAACACCGTGCAATCTTTGAGGTCGATGCAAAAATGGAAATAACTAATAAATAATATACTAACATGAAGAAAGTTATCTTGAAATCGCTTACTCTTTGCAACTTCAAGGGTGAACAAGCAAGAACAACGCACTTCAACGCCGATGTTACCCGCATATCCGGCGGCAATGGTCTTGGCAAATCAAGACACTTTGACGCATTCATGTGGCTTTTATTCGGCAAGGACGTTCAAGACCGCAAGGACTACGAAGTGCGCACCCACAACGCCGACGGGTCGTTGCTCCATGAAGTTGAATGCAGCGTGACGGGTGTTCTTGACATCGACGGTCAGGAACTCACATTAAAACGTGAATCGGTCGAAGAATGGGTGAAACCCCGTGGTCAGGTTGACCGCGTGTTGAAAGGTACACACAACGAATGTTGGTGGAACGAAACCCCGGTCAAGGTGAAAGAGTTTGATTCCCGTGTCGCCGCCATCCTTGAAGCATCGTTGTTCAAGATGATAACGAACCCGATGTTCTTTGCAAGCATGGATTGGAAGTTGCAGCGCACACAACTTTTCCAACTCGCCGGAACAATCACGGATGCCGAAATTGCCGCCAATAATCCCGAATTTCAACTTCTTCTTGACAAGTTGACCGGGAAATCACTTGCAGACTTCAAAAAGGAATTAGCGGCAAAGAAAACCCGCTTGCAAGGGGAATTGGATAACATTCAACCGCGCATCGACCAAACCCACAAGATGAAGCCGGAAAGCGAGGATTTTGCCGCCCTTGAAACCGAAATCGCGCAAGTGGACAAGGAGATTGCCGACATTGACAAAATCTTGTCGGACAATGCCACCCGCATCCGTGCCGAATATGAGGCGGAACAAGAGAAGCAACGCAAGGTGAATGAACTTACCACCAAGCGCAACAATCTTGTCAGGGATGCCGAACAAGAAGCCAAAAACGCCGCATTTGAAGCCAATGCGACCCGTCGTGAACTGACATCGACCATCGAATCAAAGAAGCGTGAATTGTCAGCCATGAAGCGCACCTTGCGCACCCTGACCGACACCCGCGACCGTTACGCCGCCGACATTGCAAGCCTTGAAACGACCATCAACGACAAGCGCGATGAATGGTATAAAGAGAACGCAAAGGCATATTCCGGCGATGATATTTGCCACCATTGCGGACAAGTCTTGCCAAAGGAAATGCGCGACAAGAACTTGGCGGACTTCTTGGCGACACAAAAGGCGAAAAAGGATGCAATTCAGGCAGAGGGCAAACGCCTTGCCGCCCGGCTTGCAGACCTGAAAAAGTCACATCAGGACACCGAAAAGGAGATTGCCGACCAAAACGCCGCAATCGCCGCCGCCGAAACTGAAATCAAGGACAAGGAAGCCGCCCTTGTAGCTATGCCCGAAAGCACCGCCGCAACCGTCGTGCCGGAAGAAGTCGCCGGATATGCCGAATTGACAAAGCAAATCGAGGAAGCACAAGCCGCCGTTGCGACTACGACCGCCGCCCCGGATGATTCCGAACATCAGGCAAAGAAAAAGGAATTGACCGACCGCCGCGATGCCCTGAAAAAGCGTCTTTTCGCCCGTGATGAAATCGCCCGTGCAGAAAAGGAAATTGAAGAATTGACCGAAAAGGGCAAACGCCTTGCCCAACAAATCGCCGACCTTGAAAAAGAGGAATACACGATTCAGGAGTTTACACGCACCAAGATTCGTGAATGCGAAAGCCGCATCAACGGTCTATTCCACAACGTCACATTCCGTCTATTTGATAAGACCTATGAGGGCAACACTTATGAAACGTGCATCCTCCTTGTCGATGGTGTGCCATTCGGCGCGGCAAACACCGCCGGACAAGTCAACGCGGGTCTTGACATCATCAACACGCTTTGTCGATTCTACGGCATTTGCGCCCCAATATTCATTGACAACCGCGAATCGGTGAACAACCTGATTCATACCGAAAGCCAAATCATTAACCTTGTCGTGACAACCGACAATAAATTAACAATCGAATGAGCAACGAAATTCAAAAAACAAATCCCGTCGGGGTGGTGACAACCACCGCCCCCGCGATGGTCGGGTTTAACTTCTTCGACCCGGTGCAGTTTGAAACCATGCAACGTGTGTGCAAGATGTTCGCATCATCCGACCTTGTGCCGGACACCTACAAACCGAAAGTGAAGCAGATACCCAACGGCGCGAATCCTGAAATGGTCGCCGCTATTCAGGCGGAAAACAAGGCGGCAATGGACAAGGCGGTTGCAAATTGCATGATTGCCGTTGAAGTGTCAATGCGCATCGGCGCGTCGCCCTTGATGGTCATGCAGAATATGGCGGTTATCTACGGTCGCCCGTCGTGGTCATCAAAATTCCTGATTGCAACGGTCAATTCGTGCGGTCGTTTTGAACCCCTGCAATTCCGCTTCACCGACAAAGGGAATATCGGCAAAGTCGAATACACCGATTATGTGTGGAACGACCACACACGCCGCAAAGAAGCGGTCACAAAGACCCTTGACGGCACGAACATTCGCAACCTTGAATGTGTGGCTTACACCACCAAGAAAGGGTCGAAAGATGTTCTTGAATCCGCCCCGGTGTCGATTCATCTTGCCATCGAAGAACGATGGTTCACAAAGGACGGGTCGAAATGGCGCACAATGCCCCGTCAAATGCTAATGTATCGCGCCGCGTCGATGTGGACAAATGCTTATGCCCCCGAACTTTCGATGGGTATGCGCACAATCGAGGAACAACAAGACATCGTGGATGTCGAGTTTGAGGAAATCCCGAATGCCCCCGCCGCAACCGCGAACAACACCGCATCGACAATCAGCATGGATGATGCAAAGCCCGCACCAGCCCCGGCATCCCCTGAACCCGCCAATCAGGAAGCCGCCGCCCCGGAAGCAAAGGCAGAACCCGCGCCCGCCGCGCCTGAATCAACAACCGAAATGCCCGGATTCTGATGGACTTGAAGATTATCGGCAGCAGCTCAAAGGGTAATTGCTACATTTTTGACAATGGCGATGAAGCCCTTGCCGTTGAATGTGGCATCCCTTTCAGCCGCTTGCGCCGGGCAATGGACTTCAAGACCCGGCACATTGTCGGGGCGGTCATATCGCACGAACACGGCGACCATTCCGCCGCCGTCGGCAAGTTCCTTGAATATTTCATTCCCGTTTACACGTCGCGGGGAACGGCAAAGGCTTTGGGCATCGACCAACACAATCTTGTGCATCAGGTCGCCGACCACGAAATGGTTTCAATCGGCAAATTCCGTGTAATGCCTTTCAGGGTCGAGCATGATGCCGCCGAACCTTTCGGATTTCTGATTCATCACCCGGCAATGGGAACGACGTTGTTTGCCACCGACACCCGTTATTTGCGTTATGCCCCTTTCGGCAACGACAACATCATCAGGTTTCCCGGCGTGAATAACATCTTGATTGAATGCAATTATCGGCACGACATCTTGGAACGCAACCTTGCCGCCGGACGCTTGCCGAAAGCCCTTGCGAACCGAACCAAGAAAAGCCATTGCAGCTTTGCCGAATGCCGGGCGACAATCCTTGCGCAAGACCTTTCCGGGGTTAACAACATTGTGTTGATTCACCTTTCGGATTCCAACGCAAATGCCGCCGAATTTCAAGCCGACATTGAAGCCGCGACGGGCAAGACAATCACGGTTGCCACGCCCGGACTAATAATTAAAAATTTCAGTAAAACACCCTTTTAATCACTTCAACAATGATAAAGTATAAACTTTCAAACACCGAAAACGGCGAAACCGTGGGTTGCTTCGCGACCCGTCAGGATGCCGCCGACGCAATGGACAACTACATCAGCGACGCAAACAATGGTCTTGACCCGACCGATGAAGAATGGTTAACCCCCTTTGATTTCGACCTTAAAAAAGTCGAAGTCAAGGAAGAACCCAACGAAACCATCACCGACTACATCACCGCCCGTGAATATCTTGGCGGCAAGGCGAACAAGCAATTCACGGTCAGCAAAAAAGTTGTCGCCGTCAACACCGTGCCGGGGCTTGAAGATGTCACCCGTCTTGTCGATGCCCTGAACCCGTCGCACGTCAAGGCACTTATCGCCCTGAACGAATTGTTCACCATCGCGGAAGCATGGAACAAGGCGGATGATTTCGTGCCGGACTTCTCAAACAGCCGTCAAGACAAGTGGTTTCCGTGGTTTGTCTATGACGAAGACCGTGCGGGCTTCGTGTATGCGTATACGTCTGATGCGCCGTCGTATACGAATGCGAATATCGGTTCTCGGCTTTGCTTCAAAACCGCAAATCGCGCCCGTCAATTCGGAAATCAGTTCATCGACCTTTGGAACAAAGTTCTTTTGTTCTAACCATCGACGTGTCGCACTATGATACAAACAAAGTTCAACGAAACCCGCTTCACGACATCCGACACGGCGCAAGCAATGGGAATGTTCCTTGCCGACCGCCTTTTGAAAGAATGGACGGAAGATGTCGCCGACCAAGACACCGGGGAGATTATTCAAATCAAGCGGTGTGATGTCCTGATGGAACGCGGAACGAAAATCACCCCGGAAGTGGCAATGTCAATCAATTTTCACTTGCAGACGTGCGACATTACCGAATTTGAAGTGACTGACCAATGCCGCGTCGGATTCTACGACAAAGGCGATTATCCCGCCCCGTGGATTGTGACCGCGTATGTCAAGAGCAAGAACCGCAAGTTCATCTTGTATGCCCGTGGGCTTGAAGAAGCAATCGAAATTGCAACCGACTTCATCGAACAAAAGATGCCCGGACACTTTCAGTTTGTCAGTGTCAAGGGGTACAACGATTGCATCGCCATCACTGACAATTTCAACCGTTCCGGCTTTGAAGCTGACCGCAAAATGCCGGAAGACGATGGCGGGGTGCTTGAAGAAGAAGAAAACGTCAACGGCAAATTCTATTTGCTTGAATTGCACATTGCCCCGCAAGATGGGATTGAACACAACCAAACATTCCTTGTGTTCACGGATGATGCCGAAAAAGCGAAAGAACTTGCGAATAATTGGCTTGCGAAACGCGCCCGCGACAACTACGATGAAGCCGTTGCAAAAGGTGTGAAAAAACCTGAACGCTTCTTGTCGTTCAACACAACAATCAACACGGCAACCGTCGTGAATTGTTATTGCGTGATTCCGCCGGACTTTTCCCGTGAATACTTCAAGCACGACAAGCCCGAAAACAACGAATAACATCAATCAACCAACCCGCCGGGGAATCCGCCCCGGCGGTAAACGACAAAGCAATGAAAGATAAAACATATTATTTCCCGCACGACTACAACGCACGGAATGACCCCAAATTGCAAGATGTCCTTATTGAACACGGCGCGGCGGGTCTTGGCGTGTTTTGGTGTATTGTCGAGCAACTTTATGAACAAGGCGGGGAATTGCCCTTGAAGTCGTGCAAAAGCATTGCATTTGCATTGCATCAGGAATGCAAAATGGTTGAAAGTGTTGTGCAAGACTTCGGGTTGTTTGAAAACAACGGCGAAACCTTTTGGTCAAATTCTGTCAACAAGCGTCTTGGCAAGCGTCAGCAAATCAGCGAAAGACGTAAACACGCAGCCTTAACCCGTTGGCAATCAAGCACCAATCAGCAAACGCAATGCACTACCGATGCAAATGCAATGCAAATTGATGCAAAAGAAAAGAAAAGAAAAGAAAATAATAATACTTCTTCTATCGAAGAAGATAGGGAAAAACCGCAAAAGCGGTTTGTTCCACCGACACTTGAAGAAGTGCAAGCGCATATTCTTGAAAAGGGTTATTCGGTCGATGCCGAAAGTTTCATTGCCTTTTATCAGTCCAAAAATTGGTATGTCGGCAAAAACAAGATGAAAGATTGGAAAGCCGCCCTTGTCACATGGGAAAAGCGCGAAAGAGAGAATCCCCGCCGCCCGGCATCCCGGAAAGCGAAAACAAGTGAATCACGAAACGTAAATGATGAATGGAAATGAACAACAAGAATGACATCCCCGGTCTTGACAAAATCTTGCGGGCAATCGAGGAACGCGGCACATTCGCCCGAATGACCCGTTACAAGTACACCGGGGAAACCTACGACATCGAAAACGCCTTGAAGATTGTTGAAGCAATCGGCAAGAGCCGTGACCGCAAATTCGTGATTGATGCCGAAAATCGCTTCACTTACGAAAACTTCATCAAGTGGTGTCATTGCGACACGACCATGAAGCAGATTCACCCTGACACCGGGGAAATCGTGTCGGGCGACTTATACGCCGGAATCTATATCGGCGGCACAACCGGGTCGGGCAAATCGTGGTGTCTTGAAATCATGCGGGCTTATGCGTCGGCACTTGGCTTCAAAATCACAATCCCCGTCACCTATGACAAGGACGATTCCCGGACGTTGTGGTGGCGGATTGTCCGCGCCGATGAAATTTGCGAGAAGTTTGCCGAAGAAGGCAACATTTCGGAATTGAAAAAAACGCCGATTCTTGCCATTCAGGACTTCGGACAAGAGCAAGAAGAATCCCTTTACATGGGCAACCGTGTTGATGCCGTCCGGCAGCTTATCGAGTACCGGGGCGACCTGACCAACGAATTAACCTTGATAACATCGAACTTGCCGATGGCAAGCGACCGTCTTGTGTCGCGTTACGGCGACCGTGTGGCATCCCGCTTGCGTCAGATGTGCAACAACCTTGTCATTAAGGGCAAAGACCGCCGAAAACTATAATAACAAATATTTACATTACAATGGAAGAAAAGTTAAAATCAATCATCGCCCTTGCGGTCGAAATGCGCGAGGCTCAAAAGGAATACTTCAAGACCCGTGATATTGGAGTTTTGAAGTTATCAAAAGCCCTTGAAAGGCGGTTTGACAATGAAGCGCAGAAACTTCAATCGCCGTCCGAATCACCCGAACCGAATTTGTTTGACCAATAACCCGGCAACACATGGAAGCAGCACTTCAACAAGTGGTCTATAAGACCGAAAAGGGAACGCCCGTGACCGATTCCGTCAAGGTCGCCGAAGTGTTCGGCAAGATGCACAAGAACGTCTTGAAGTCGATTCGCAACATCTTGGGGTCGGCTCAAAATTTAGCGCACAAGACGTGGTTTCATCAAGTCACCTACATTGACGCGCAAGGCAAGACACAACCCATGTTCCTGATGAACCGTGACGGGTTTTCCTTGCTTGCTATGAGCCTGACCGGGGAACGCGCCTTGCAATTCAAGGTCGGCTTCATTCAGCAATTCGACATGATGGAACAAGCCTTGAAAGAGATAGCCCCGGCGGTTCAGGCAACCCCGGCGATTCCTCAAACATTCGCCCAAGCGTTGCGCCTTGCCGCCGAACAAGCCGAAACCATCGAAGCCCAACAAAAGCAGCTTGCAGAACAAGCCCCGAAAGTGAATTTCGCCAAAGCCCTTGAAATCGCGGGTGAATCAATCCTTATCGGTCAGCTTGCGAAACTGATGCGTCAAAACGGGGTTGACACCGGGGAAATCCGGCTTTATCAGTGGATGCGCGACAACGGATTCTTGCACAAATGCGGGTCGGAATACAACGACCCGACCCAACGCGCCCTTGAAATGGGTTTGTTTGAGGTCAGGACGGGAACACGGTATCATCCGCACACGGGCGAACCAATCCAAACCCGGACAACCCTTGTCACAATCAAGGGTCAACAATACTTCATCAACAAACTTGTCTATAAAACCCAACATCCATGAAAATCTATATCAGCGGAAAAATAACGGGGTTGCCGTTGCCCGAAGCCCGACAACGGTTTGAAGATGCCGCCGTGTTCCTTGCCGAAATCGGCTTTGACCCGGTGAATCCCCTGAATAACGGGCTTGAATCATCAGCGACATGGCAAGAACACATGGTTGCCGACATCCGCTTGCTTCTTGATTGCGATGCAATCTTTATGATGGATGGGTGGATGGAAAGCCGGGGCGCGTCGATTGAATATGACATCGCCAACCGCCTGAATATGGACGTATGGTTTGAATCGAAGATTTGCCGGGAAAATCAGGCGGTTTTGCGCATTCAAAACGCAATCCACGAGGTCACGGGCTTGCGCTTCAATCAGTACAAGACCAAATGCCGGAAGCGTGACCATTTTTATGCCCGGATGCTTTTCGTGTATCATTGCCGCCGCCTGAAAATGACGTTGACGCAGATTGCAAAACACGTCCACCGCGACCATTCTTCAATGCTTCACTTCTTGCGGAAATATGATGATGATTTCAACTACAATCCGCAATTCCGTGAACTTGCCGAAAAAGTAAATAACTTGCTGAACGTATGAAATTATTATATATCGACTTATTTTGCGGCGCGGGCGGCACTTCAACGGGTGTCAATCTTGCGCGGGTCAACGGTCAGGAATGCGCCCGTGTTATCGCTTGCGTGAACCACGATGCAAAGGCGATTGCATCCCACGCAAGCAACCATCCCGACGCGATGCACTTCACCGAGGACATCCGCACGTTGGAGTTGACACCCCTTGTCGAACACCTGAAAAAGTGCCGGACAATGAACCCGGATGCCTTTGTGGTGTTGTGGGCATCCCTTGAATGCACTAATTTCAGCAAGGCGAAAGGCGGTCAGCCCCGCGACGCGGATTCCCGCACCCTTGCCGAACACTTGTTCCGTTATATCGAAGCAATCGACCCCGATTATATCCAAATTGAAAACGTCGAAGAATTTATGTCGTGGGGTGATGTCGATGAAAACGGGAAACCGATTTCGATGGACAAGGGCAAGGCATATTGCCGTTGGATTCGCAACGTCAAAAAATACGGTTACGATTTCGCCCACCGCATCTTGAATGCCGCCGACTTCGGGGCATACACAAGCCGCAAGCGGTTCTTCGGCATATTCGCAAAGAAAGGCTTGCCGATAACCTTTCCCGAACCGACACACGCAAAGAATCCCGAACCGGGATTGTTCGGCAGCTTGCAAAGGTGGAAACCCGTTAAAGACGTGTTGGACTTTTCCGACGAGGGGCGGTCTATATTCGGACGGGAAAAGCCTTTGTCCGAAAAGACCCTTGAACGCATATTCGCCGGATTGGTCAAATTCGTTGCCGGGGGGCAAGGATAAATTCATGGTCAAGTATAATTCCATGAATCAGGCTGGGCGGTATCAAGCCCCGTCGGTCGATGAACCTTGCCCGGTCGTTGCGACACAAAACCGCCTTGCAGTCGCGCAAGTGTCGTTCTTGTCAAAGCAATTCGGCGGGCATCCTGAAAGCAAGAATTGTTCGACCGATGAACCCGCCGGAACAATCACTTGTGTTGACTATCACGCCTTTGTCACGGCGTTTTACGGAAACGGGAACAACCGTTCAATCGACGCACCCGCCCCGACCCTGACAACAAAGGAAAAATTGGCGGTTGTCAATAGTGTTTTCCTTGATATGCAATATGGGAACGGCACACCGGCATCAGTCGAAACCGCCGCCGGAACTCTAACGGCAAACCCAAAACACAAACTTGTCACGGTTCAACGCCCGTGGGTGATGAACACCAACTTCAACAATGTTGGAAGCGACGTGAACGAGCCTTGCCCGGTCATAACGGCAAATCATAAATTCCATTACCTGATGAATCCCGAATTTGGGCATTTCGCAATTCCTATCTTGCCGGATGATTCGCCAATGACCGTGAAGATAAAGCAATTCATGGTGTTATTCGGCATCATCGACATAAAGATGCGAATGTTGAAAATCCCCGAATTAAAGTTGATTATGGGATTCCCGGAAGATTACGTTCTTGTGGGGAATCAGACCGAGCAAAAGAAATTCATCGGCAATGCGGTTGAAGTCAACATGGCGCGTGTCTTATGCGAATCGCTTTATAAATCTTTGACCCCATTGTGCGTCACAAAAGTAGCAATTTAATTAACTTTGTCTTACTATAAGACATAAAACTAAATAACAATGTCCAAATTATTCTTTTACGACCTTGAAACGACCGGAACAAACCCCGGTCGCCACGGCATTCACCAAATCAGCGGTGAAATCGTGATTGACGGCAAGAGCGTTGAAACATTCGATTTCAAGGTTCAGCCCAACCCAAAGGCACAAATCGAAGATGCCGCCCTTGCCGTCGGCGGCGTGACCCGTGAACAAATCATGGCTTATCCCCCGATGGGTCAGGTTTACACGCAGCTTGTCACCATGCTTGCAAAGTATGTAAACAAGTATGACAAGACCGACAAATTCCACCTTGTCGGCTACAACAACCGGGGATTCGATGATAACTTCTTTCGCGGATTCTTCTTGCAGAACGGCGACAATTACTTCGGGTCGTGGTTTTGGGCGGATTCCATCGACGTGCTTGTGCTTGCATCGACATTCCTTGCCGACCGCCGCGCCGACTTGCCCAACTTCAAACTTGCGACCGTCGCCGACTTCTTGGGCATCGACACGACCGCCGGAAAACTTCACGATGCGTCCTTTGACATCTATGTGACAAAGGCGGTGTTCGACTTCATCATGTCTAAATTCATAAATCGCGGAAAATGATGGACAATGAAGCATACAACGCAATTTGCAACATCCTGAACCACGAATTGCGCGAACAAGACCATGCGGTGCTTGCGGAACGCATCAGGATTGCAACCGCCGTGTTGCCCGCCGTTTATGCCCGGTGGTGTGACACCCCGGATGTCATTAAAATGGATGATGGAAGCCAAGTGCGCCGATATTCCTTTGCGAAAATCGCCCTTGACATCGCCGATGAACTTCTTATCGAAGCGGTCGCACGAACCAACAAGAACGCGAATCACCGATGAACGAGATTGAAACATTCGGAACAATAAGCCTTGTCAATGCTGATTGCCTTGAAGTCATGGCGACGTTGCCGGACAACGCCTTTGACCTTGCAATCGTTGACCCGCCTTATGGAATCGGCATTGACGGGCAAAAGGCTTGCATTTGCAAGAACACGAAGCACAACCGAAAGCATCACGAAACAAAGGGATGGGATAAATTACCCCCCCCCAACTTATTTTACTGAATTACAGCGTGTTAGTAAAAATCAAATCATTTGGGGCGCAAATTACTTTGTTCCGATGCTTGACAAAGGCACAAAAGGTTGGATTGTGTGGTTCAAGGGTCAAACCGGGCTTACAATGTCGGATTGTGAATTGGCTTATTCATCATTCGATTGCCCGACCCGCCTTGTTACAATCAACCGATGTGAACTTGCACGGCAAAACACCATCCACCCGACTGAAAAGCCAAAATCGCTTTATGGGTGGTTGCTCAACAATTACGCAAAGCCGGGCGATAAGATTCTTGACACGCACTTGGGGTCGGGGTCGATATGCCTTGCAGCGCATGACCTGAACTTTGAAATGCTGGGAATCGAACTTGATGCCGGGTATTATCAAGCCGCGAAACAGCGTCTTTTGTATCACCAACAACAATTAAAACTTTTCTAAATGAAAAATCTTAATGAACTGACCGAAGCCGTCCACGCCAATGCCTTGAAGCACGGATGGTGGGAAAACAAGCCAAGCACCGAACATTGCTTGATGCTTGTTGTCACCGAGATTGCGGAAATGGTCGAAGCAGACCGAAAAGGTAACGTCGCGGTCATTAACCACATCCGCAAGCAACGCAACCTTGCCGCCGCGCAAAAACGCCGCTTGACTGATGATGTCGATTCCGCCCCCGACTTCATCGCGGCATTCGATGAAATGGTAAAAAACACTGTCGAGGATGAAATGGCGGATGTCGTGATTCGGCTTCTTGACCTTGCGGGGTCATTCGGTCTTGACTTCGACAAGCTGACCCCCAACAAGTACCACCGCGCATTCGACCGATTCAGTTTCACCGAAAACGCCTTTGCCCTGACCAAAGGGTTGTGCCGCGAAAGCATCAATATTTTCAAGCGCATTCAATTCGGCATCCATTACATGACCTTGTGGGCGGAAAGTCAGGGTGTCAACCTTGATTGGCACGTCCGGGCAAAGATGCGTTACAACGTCACCCGCCCTTATAAGCACGGCAAAAAGTATTGATGCAAGTGTTAATCAAAAGCAATGCAAATGCAATACAAAAGGACATGGCACGAATGAAATATCTTGTTATCATAACCGACCCGGCGACGGGCGAAAAGTCGGCTTTTTACACCGATTGGTTTCAAGCCGAAAATCACTTCAACCCCGAAGTCGGAATGGTTGTGATTGACCAAACGCAACATCTTGTCACTTTCGATGGTGAAACGTGGCAAGACATCGAAGATGACCATCTTTAACCCATAAATAATCAAATCATGTTAAAAGTCGAAGTTATCGGCAATATCGGAAACGATGCCGAAGTCAAGAACATCAACGGGAACGAATGTGTGGCGTTTAACGTCGCAAGTTCCGAGAAGCGCAACGGCACGGAATACACAACATGGGTTTCCGTCCTGATGAACGGCAACGGGGGCAACCTTACGCAGTATCTTAAACGGGGCGCGAAAGTGTTTGTCCGTGGCAACCTATCGGTCAAGCAGTATCAGGACAAGAACGGGCAATGGTGTGTCGGCATCAATTTGTCGGCATCCGAAGTTCAGCTTTGCGGGCTGAAATCCGAGAACACCGCCCCGACGGGCTATAACGACCCATTCGGCGGTCAGCCGGGCGGGTATAATCCCCCATGCTGATGCGCCCGAAATATGACATCATCGTGGGCATCGACCCGGACGTTGACAAAAGCGGTTACGCCGTCTTGAAATGTGATGAACGCAAGGTCACGACCCTTGATGCGTTGAACTTCTTTCAACTTCAAGCATACTTGACCACCCTTGCCGCCCGCGCCCGGAATCTTGATGTGTCAATGGTTGTCGTTGTCGAAGCGTCTTGGATGATTCAGGCGAATTGGCACGTCAACAAGTTTGACCGCCGCAACCGTGCCGCCGCAAAGGGTTACGACGTGGGGCGCAACCATCAAGTCGGGATGCTGATTGTCGAAATGTGCAAGGTTAACGGCATCCCCGTTGTCGAGCATATCCCGTTGCGCAAATGTTGGTCAGGCAAAGACCGCAAGATTACCCACGAAGAATTGACGCAGTTTTGCCCGGTCGATAAGACCCGCACCAATCAGGAAATGCGCGATGCCGTCTTGCTTGCATGGGCATTCGCCGACTTTCCCATTCGCCTGAATCCCCGCAAGGGTTGAATAACTTTTTTACTTCTTTTTTTGATAAAGTGTGTTTCATAGTGATACACGCTTTATTTTTGCACACAAAATCACCAATCAAAAATCGCAGATATGAAACCGATTGACTTTCCGCAGTCCACAAAGGTACTGCAAAAGCCGGAAAATATGTTCGACGCGGATTGCAAGCCGTTGCCCGTTTGGAGCGACGGCAAACAATGTGTGTCGTGTTGGCGACCGACTTTCAAAGAACGTGTGCGCATCCTATTCGCGGGCAAGGTGTGGTTGGGTGTCAACGCCGGATATTCGCAACCACCCGTTTACCTGACCGGGGAAACGCCTTTTGTTATTCCTCCGTTTTTCGCCCGTGTGCGTCTTTGGCTTGAAGATGTATGGGATAACACCAAAGACATCGCAAAAGAGGTCAGAGAAGCCGCCAAAGAGCGTGACAAGCGCATTCATTTCGCTTGTGGGTTCATCATTTCACTTGTTGTCGGCTTTTTCTTGCCGCTTCTTGGCTTGTTCGCCGGGTGTGTCGCCGGGGCAATCAAGGAATGGTGGGATTCTAAGGGTCACGGTACGGTCGAACTTATGGACTTTGTGTTTACTTCATGCGGCGCGGTTGTCGCCCTGATTCCGGCATTCATACTTCACAACTTGATTTTTTAAGACATGAAAGAAATTGAAATTCGATTCAAAGTGTGCGTCGGAGATTTCCCCGAAACCCGACTAACCAAAAAACAACATTATCCGCAAGGTTGAAAGGCTTGCGCAAGATGTCCTTGATGATTTCGATGAAACATTGCACGATGTCGAAGTTTACGAGGACGGCAAGAAGCAAGATTTAATATTTCCCGTGAACACGATTTGACATGGCAAAGACATCGAAAGCGAGAATCACCGACCTTGTGGGTGACAATCACAACTTCAACAAAGGAACGCAGTATGGCGACCACCTGATGGATGAATCCTTGCGTCAATTCGGGTTGGGTCGCTCAATCCTTATTGACAAGAACAATCGAATCATCGCCGGAAACAAGACCACCGAGAAAGCCGGGGAATTGGGCTTTGAAGATGTTCTTGTCGTGGAAACCGACGGCAAAACCCTTGTCGCCGTGAAGCGCACCGACATTGACTTGGATTCAAGAGCCGGACGCGAACTTGCCCTTGCCGACAATGCGACATCGAAAGCAAACCTTGAATGGGATGAAGAAGCAATCGCGGAAGCGGCCGCCGCCTATGACTTTGACCCGGCGGATTGGGGCGTGTCCATAGATGATGATTCCGAGGGAGAGGGCGAAGAAACCGAAAAAAAGGAGATTTACACC